TTGAAGATAAAAATCCATTTTATTTTCCTCCGTACATTCTATTTCTGATATCCATAAAGGAATCCTCTCTTATCAATTCTCCATTTTTAAATACAGTAGTAAGCAAACTGTCATCACTCATTTCAAGTAATTGGTCTTGACATTTTAATTCGCCGTCTTCATAATAGACTTTACAACAACCTTTATGAGATTTCTTTAGATGAGTTGTATCTGTCTTTGGGTCTTTGAAAATCATTAATTTCTTACCATTAATTACTCCATAAGTTGCTTTCATAGCAATTCCAAAAGTATCTCTCGTAGCAACTATCATCTTTCCATTCTCCATAATTGCCGTAAAACAAAAAGCTCCTACACCATAAGCAATATTATTGGCTGCAAATCCACGTTTCTCCAACTCTCTCCAAATTGTTTCTACATTAGAAAGGGTACAGCCATCACCGTAAATGATTCCTATATGAGGGTTTAACTCTTTATATCCTTTACTATTTATAGAGCCACCAAAGATATCCCATAGTCTTTCAACTGTTTTAACTGAAATTTCTACAATATCACCACTATCAGGACGAACCAGAAGTTTACCATTATGATTCATAATTTCTTCTTTACATTGCGGAAGAATATTATTTATCATATTCCAATAATCATATGTATCTGAGACCATACTAAATGATGTGTTTGGATAAAGTTCAGTCAAAAGTCTCTTTACGAATGTAATTTCATCTCCATCAATAGAGAAATTCGCACCCATAACAGAATGTTCTGTCGATACAGCACCTAACCCAATTCCGTTCTTTTTACAATCAGCATTATAATATTTATCAATATAGTTAATCGCCGGAATTGTTGATGTTTTATTAAACGAAAGTAACCACGAAGCTGAACATCTTACGGATTCATCCATACAAGACATTCCTCTCATACCAAAGTCCGCACAAGCCATGTCTCCCGACAATCCATCAGTTGTTTTATCGTACCAATAATCAGCAATTTCACGATACATATGACCAATTGTTGCATGACAACAAGGTTTCCATAGTTCAACCTGTAGGATACATTCAATCCACTGTACAAGCCAAGCAAAATCATCGTTTGTATTTGTAATCTCAATGCATGGAACTCCCATTGGTACAAGTGTCCCTTCTGACAAAGCTTTTATCTCTAGTGGTAAATACCCCAATCTATGTAATTGAACAATATTGTCCAAATCATAATTATCCTTACCAATCTGTATATCCATTGAATCAGTGTAAAGAGACACCATTTCGTCTTCTGGCAAATCGAAGAAATTTTCTTGGAAATATCCCATTAAATATTCTTTGATAAATGCCTGTAATCCAAAGAAAACCATCTTGTTTCTGTTCTCTAACATTGATCTTCGAGGCACCCAATATGATACTAGCTTAGTTAATCCTTTGGGATACATTCGCGAGTGGCACTGTTTATAAGTGTCTGATAGTAGCAACGCCATTGTATTATTCATAATTCTTCGACCTCCATAACTGTTATTTTTTCATGATTACCCTTAAACAAACTATTTGTCGTAAACAGTCTGTTCACAGTATTATTCTCCAAAGATTTAATTAAAGTACCTTTTTCTTTGTCAAGAATTGAGTTTTCTGTATGTGTAGCATATGCGTAAATTTCTTTTACACCATTTTTCTTCAATTCTTCTGCACTATAATACAGCGAGCCACCATAAGCAATAATGTCATCAATCATTAACACGGCTTTATCAGCTAAATCAATTCCATTCGTTCTGATGTCTAATCCGAGAATTTTACCAGTTTTCCAATCTCGTTTCTTTTCTCCATAACAGTATTGAAGTTCAGGAAATAAATCAGAATATCTTTTTGCCGCCCCTGCATCTGGGAAATAAAGAACAAGATTTCTCTCTCCAATTTTTGCAATTGCCTGTTCAATATATTCCTTTGGATTTTCCTCAAAACAATTATTAAGCAATGCCGTAGAAACATCACTATGAGCATCTAAGACATAGACACCCGAAAAGTTTAACCCGTTAATAAATTCACAAAAATATCTTAGAGTAAATACTTCGTCATTATTTTTAACTCTATCCATTCGAGCATTTGGAATATATGGAAGATTCAAATAGTAATTCACATTTGTTTTAAATCTTTCGAGATGTTTCTTTATCAACATTAAATAAAACATCTCATCATTGCTTTCATATATCCAATCAAGCCAAATACAAGGCGAACCGTCATAATCATATTCTTCGATACTATTCACATCAATATTTATTCTTGGTGTTCCATCAGGGAATTTATTAATTGTTACAATATCTCCATTAATTTTAATCATATTTATTCTCCAATCTTTCTGTACTCTGTATAAACTTCATTTTCGCAATAGTATAAATTGTAATCATTTTGCTCAATATACCACCAACGCTTTTGGTGTCCTTCTTTTAAATATTCTCTACAATAATCAGTTTCTTCATAGTGATTATCCATCATTTGTCTAAAACTTAATTCATCAATATTATCTGAATCATGACAATAAGTTGCAATCTTATCTATTAAATCTTTTGTAAACCGTTCTGTAACTACAAAAACAACTCTGACAATCTGCCCACTATGATTCCATTTGATTGTTTTTAATTGCTCGAAATCATGTAAATGATATACTACTCTCTCAAAAAACAGATAAGGAACTCCATCTACATTCGGCATGCTTGTATGCAATTCAATATTGATACCCTCTGTTATTTCAAAAAATCTCTTGTACCAATCAATGTGATTTTCAAAATTCCATAATGGATCTCCTCCACCAGAGATAGAGACCCAATTACACTTATTATCTTCTATCTTTTTCTTTAACAAATTCAACCCATCAAGTGTAGTCTTAGGAATATGAAGATTATTGTTTTTTACAATACAATATGGGCATGAATAATGACACCCAAAATTGGTTATTACACTCATATACTTGTCCATATTTATTCTCCAATTACATTAATCTGACAACTCTTCATAACTTCCATCGCAGCCTTATGTTTTTCTGGTGTAACTCCGGCACAACAAGAAGCATCTACTGTTATTTCTGTATTAGGGAAAGCGCTTCTCAACATTAGTGCATTTGATACTACACATATGTCTGAACATAATCCTACAATTTCTATTGAGGTGTTTATTCTTTTCCTTATCCAATGGGATATTACTTCTACAAGACCTTTATCAGCAAACGTATTTTTCTCTACATGACCATAAAGTTTAGATTTTATTGTTTCTCTTACTGACGAATTTAGTAACCAACCTTCTGTATTTCTAATACAATGTTCGACTGGTAAATATTTACCCTCAAGGGTTTCAAGATAATCATCTGAGTGCGTATCTAATGTCAGAAATATTACTCCATTAAATTTTTTAATTTTTTCACAAACAGGCTCAACAATATTTCGTGCTTCCTCTGTACCAAGTGATCCATCTATAAAGTCATTTTGCATATCTACTACAACTAATATCTTTTCCATATTATATATCCTTTCTTTTGTACTATATAATTTATAATCAATTCTTACATTTAAGTAATTCTTTTGGACAATAAATAATCTTTTTCTCTGCCTTTTGAGCCTTGCGAATAGTTGACCACACTCCGCCAGATTTATTACCGTCCCAAATTGCAAATATAATATCAGCATGATCGACAATGTATTGGTCTCTTACATTGTCACATCCTTTATAAAACTTATCAGAAAGCTCTACCCATTCATCTGATTTTGATTTTATATAATCAAAATATTCATGAGTTGAATTGTAATCTTTACATGGAAGAACACAATGTAATTTAACATTATCTGAGTAACGTAATTTAAGCAGCCTACCAACGAGTGCAAATACAATATCGCTCCCTGAAGCCATTCCACAATATAGTTCCAATGGCTCATTCGAAAGCGTACAAAGTTCCTTAAATTTATTTAGTTCTAAGATAAGCCAGCGTTTAATTGGTCTCCACGCACTATCATTTTCATCCTTTGGTAGATTCAGTCTTTGATTTCTATGACCTGTTATTCCTATTTTCATTTATTGTTCTCCTTTACTTCGCCTTAAAACTGCCGTTTCAATTAGTTCTGTATATATTGAAAAATTGTTGGCTTATCACAGTATTCATCTATAACTTGCATAACTGCCTGTCTTGTCCAATTATTCTCACAACACTTGGTAAACCATTGCTCCAGCCTTTCAATATCATCACTCCCACCATAATCTCTCAAATCTCCGAATACCGAAACTGTAGTAGATGCCATCTCATTTTTAACAGGATTATGCCAAATGCTCATTTTAAGACTGCCTTCGCTACCCGTTGGAAGAAACTCTTGTTGAACCCATTCGTCAGAATCATCATAATCACAATCTGCCATCTCTTCCCAATCAACTTCTCTACCAAACTTTTCGGTAATCTCATTGTCAGAAATCCTGCCTATACTGTCTATTCTAAATATTGCCGCCACATGTGTCCATCTGCTCATATATTTATTCTCCTTTTTCGTAACCATTTCTAATAATTTGTAGTTCTCTCATCAAATTAGAAGTTGAGTACAAAGCTGATTCATCACTTAATTCTTTTAAATTCTGCAATGTATCTTTCAAATCTTTATCAATTTCTTTTTGTGATAAATCATTATGCGATACTGCTTGTTCTTCAATCCTTTCTCGTAATGTCTTATATTCCATAATACCATCCAATCTTAATGTCGATTAATCCATGCCTTGAACTGATGGAATTCATTTTCCGTCATACAAATATCTGAATAATAAAAGTCTTTATTGAATATAATCGCCCAAATCTTCTTTAACTTTTTAATGAATCCAAAATCTTGCTCTGCATAAAATTTGCCATTCGTAAATAATAAAAAGGCATAGTGAGATTTATCATATTTATCAATTTTAATATGTATTCCCTCATCGCAACCGCAAGTGCAACTTACGCATAATTCGTTTCCATCAAAATTCTTCAGCACCGCCATAGTGAATTTCTCCTTCCATTGCAACCTTCTTTTTAAAAATTGTTTTGCTCGCTACCTTTTTCACTCTAAAATTTACTGGACATTTATCATATATCTTTTTGTCAGTTACCGATACGATTCCTGTCCCATATTTTGTTTTGCAAAGTATTACATCGCCAATTTGGACATTATCTCTGAATCTCATCCAATTTGAAGGAACTCTCCACATGTATGTTTTATTATCAACATCATTTTCATTAATATGTCTACCGTAAATATACATCGTTCGTTCATTTCTATAACTACTTGCTCCCCAATCTTCGACTCTGACTTCTACGTCTTCTATATTATTCTCTTTGTAAATAAGATACATAATATAGCCGTCGGTAAGAATTCCGTCGGAAGCAACCACAATTTCTCTATCTG